TATGGATAGACACGATAGAACTGTAAGTTTAGTTGAATTGTTAAATGGAAAAATGTCTGAACTTAAAGAGTTCTTTAAACCTGAATTTGCAAAAGGTTTGGTAAGTAAAGGTGGAAATAAAGTTGAAGTTAATTATCCTGATAGTTCGGCGGGTAAGTTTATTGCTCTATACGGATTTGAAGAATTATTTGAAAGTTTACCTGATACAATTGAACATCTTATTGTTACAAACAAATCAAAAGAAAATATTGCTTTGGATGTTCCAGAAAGTATCACAAGATTTAAGAACCTTGATGCGTTACTAATGTCAAATATTGTTAGAACATTACCTGAAAATTTGGGTGACCTGAAAAATTTGAAGTTTTTGAATTTGGCAAATAACAAAGATTTAGTATCTTTGCCAGAATCAATCAAGGACATACCTAATTTGGCCCTACTCAACCTTAAAGGAGCAAATCCAAATGTTGAGATACCACCGGCACTTAAAGAGGTATTGTCTGACGAAGGAGAAGGATTTTACTATCTTACTTAAAAAATATTTTGTATGAAGAACATTGATGTTGAAATTTACCTAAACCAACTTATCTCATTTTTTGAGAAAAACCCAAACGATTTGACCGAACTTATTGGAACTTCAATGAAAGAGACCTTTTTTGATAAAGTAAGGGAAGCCTGTACTGAAAATGTTGAAAATGGAGACGAAGTAACTCTAACAAATCAACAATTAATTAATATTGTATTGGATATCAAAGGTGTTAAAGGTACCAAAGAAGAATTGGAAGTTATTAACAAAATATTTGTTAAAAACAAGTTCGGAACTTTTTGTTTAAATTAATTTGGTGGGATAGAGTTTCCGCCATATATTTGTACCACAATTAAAAACAATAACCCATGATGACAATCCAAGAACTTCAATCAGTAGCACCATCAGTATTCACCACAGAAAAATCCCCAAAACTATCTGACCGTTATATGATGGTCCCAACCATTGATGTCGTAAATAAATTTATTGACGCAGGTTGGGAAATATCAAAAGCTAATCAAGTAGGTTCGGGTCCGTTTGGACGACACTCAGTTCGTATGAGGAACTCAGTCCTACCAAAAGTCGGTGATTCTTTGGTTGAGGCTATTATTACCAACTCACACAATGGTACATCTAAACTCGAAATCGGAGCAGGACTATTCCGACTCGTATGTTCCAACGGGCTTGTTATTTCACAACAAGAATTGATTTCACTCAATCAACGTCACATGAAAATCTCAATGGACGAGGTTGAGATGATTACTGAGACATTCATCAAGTCAACTCCTGTGATAGAACGTTCTGTTAACCGTATGACTGAGGTTAAGATGGATACAGACAAACAGGTTGACTTTGCAACCAAGGCGATGGGAATCCGATGGAAGAATACCGAGGATATCTCAACAATGACCATCGATAGTATTCTTAATCCAATCCGTCGTGATGACATGGACCCGACACTTTGGAACACATTCAATGTAGTTCAAGAGAAACTAATTCGTGGTGGTTTTGTTAAACAACAGAGTAACAAAACACGTCAGGTGAAACCAATCACATCCCTGACTATGGACACCATGATTAACCAAAAATTGTGGGAACTCGCTGAGTCCTACATCTAATTAAACATGGGGGAGGAAACTCCCCCACTTTTAACTTTATTTTATGGAAGAAGTATTTGGTAAAAAATTTGAAACTCATAAGGTCATAGAATATTATGACTTCAATCCCCTTAAGGAACCAGTCCCTGAGGGAGAAATCGATGTTTTCGGTTTGTATCCTTTTCTTTATAACCCACCTGTAACGGTATGGAATGAAAAAAGGAGGTCTGAAAGTAATGAAGATTTTGAGGTAAATAAAACCAATACTTTATGTAGGTTGGAACACAAGAGACTTAGCGTGTTTGTGGTTAAAAATGAGAACAAAATCACCCTCAAATGGTTTTTGTATGCAAGAATAAAAGCAGTTGGTAAAAAGTATTACAAAATTACAACTAATTGTTCTTATATTTCTTATAACATTAAAAAGAACTGTTTGTACGTAGGTTCAATTAATAACTTCCATAAGAAAAGAAAAACCTCAAAGTCAGTAAGGATTTTTACTTTCACAACTGACATAGTTAGAGATAAAATTAGTAGTATTAATTTACTGTTTAATCACATATTTGAGGACCATCCCGGTAAAAAAGTAAACGTAACAATTGGTCACGATGCATTCAGAGAGTTTTTATCCCACATACCAAAAATAAGATATGAGGAAAACAAAATCTCTACACAGACTTTGTATGGCACCATTCTAAATAACAAAGGTATAAAACTTTGTAACAATTGGGGAGTCTTTGGTAACATGTGGCCTCAACCAAAAACTATAGATTACAAAAAGAATGGACCAAAGTATTTGGACTCTATTATGAAACTTAACGGTTTAAGTGGGGATAAAATTAAACGGGTACTACACAGAGTTAGACATTTTAATGCGGACTTTTTTAAAACCGCCGTAAATTTATTCGGGAATGATTTTATTTTGGGTCAAAGTGATGACGTGGTTCAAATTTTATTTGAATGTACAGTTAATTCTGAACCACGTATGGATTTCTCAGTTATAACATCTAAAAAGGAACGTAATAATATTTTTGAGATATTCAAATTGGTTGCCAAAAATGAGGTGGACCTCCACACATTTTCCGACCACATAACCTTCATTAAAAACATTCGACGATTTGAGGATGTTAGATGGAACTCAACAACTTATGATGAGTTTAGGGAAGAACATTTGAATTTAACTGAACTTAATCAATATTATACCAAAGGAACCTTCCGTAGAATTTACGGAGATAGATTTGAGGATTATCTAACTCAACCGATTAAGGATGGGGATAACACATATTACCCTGTAATACTTAAAACCTCCAAAGAGTATAACACAGAGTCCTTCATTCAATCTAATTGTGTGAAAGGTTATATTCAAAGAGCTGAGGCCTTAATTATTTCCTTCAGAAAGAATGACCCTGAATCAAAGGAAAGAGCCACGGTTGAATACAAAATCCTCAAAGAAAAAGAAATTGAAATCCAAAGGGTACAAACCAGAGGAAGGTTTAATAAAGATTTAGAGGAGAGTTGGGAAATACCACTTCAAATATTAGATAAGAGAATGTTTGAATCCACCGAATACAATTTATTTGAGTTACCTAAGATTGTTTGTAAAGTTGGAAACAAAGAATTTATTTCTGGCTCAATATTCGAAAAACCACAAAGTTATAGTGGTTTAAGATATCAAATGTATGTATTAAATGCGACTGACATCTTAGTTTGGGAGGATAAAAAGGTTTTAAATATTGATTATAGTGGTAATGATTTAGTTACTATTTTAGATGATGATTTAAATTTCTAATATGATTGAAATACCTAAATTTTGTGTTGACAAATTTAAAACCACATTTGGTTATGAACCGTCATTTATTCAAATAAAGATGGATAACGATGAACGTATTGAAAAACTAACTTCTAAATCAAGAACAATATGGTTTTCATCCGTTTTTAGATATAACGGTGTGTTTATAAAAGAGAAATTAGTTGAATATGATGCGATGGGTATCTATATTTATATTTTAAGAGATGACGAATCTCCTATAACCGATGTGACATTCATGACCACTATTGATAGACAAAGTGTTTCAGAATTCACAATACACAATCTAAATAAAAAATAAAATTTAGGCACAATGGTGATATTTATACAAAAGACACCAATGAGCACAGAAAAAGGAAAAATATACAAAATAACAAACTTAGTTAATGGTTTGATTTATATTGGGTGTACTGTGAATCCAATCAAACACAGATTCGAAGAACATTTGTATAGATGTCTCAAAACTGATTATAAGTCAAAGTTATACAATTCAATAAAAAAATACGGTAAAGAAAATTTTACTATAGAATTGATTGAAGAATGTGACTTGAATATTATTTACGAAACCGAAAAAAAATATATTGAAAAATATGATACTTTTAAAAATGGTTTAAATTCAACATTAGGAGGAGAAGGTTGTTTAGGATATGTTCATTCTGATGATATAAGAAAAAAAATATCGGAAAATACTAAAAAAGGAAATTCTCATAAAGGAAAGACTTATGAACAATTATATGGTGATAGAGCCGAAGAGGAAAAATTAAAAAGGAGAGAAAATTCGGAATGGAAAGAAATGACCGAAGAAGAAAGAAAAAAAAGAGTAGAAAATATTAAAATTGGAAATAGAAAAAAATCAAAGTACAGTTTTGAATTAGTAAAAGAAATTAAACAAAAAATAAATGAAGGGTTCAAAATAAAAGAACTTAAAAAATTATATCCCCAAGTCTACGAAAATTTTTTCTATGATTTGAAAAATAATAGAAGATGGTCGGATATATAAAAAAACAAAAAATATGGAAATAGGAACGCAAGAACTAAAGGAAAAAATTCAAAAAGGGGAAAAATTAATTGTCGACTTTTATGGAAGTTGGTGTGGTCCCTGTAAAATCTTAAAACCAATTTATGAAAAAGTTGCTAAAGATTTGGAAAATCAAAAATCTGAAGTAAAACTTTACACTATGGATGTCGATAAAAATAGAGAAATGGCGGCGTCATTAGGTATTAGAAGTGTGCCAACCGTAAAAAGTTTTGCGAATGGTAAAGAAATGAACACTAAAGTGGGATTGTTACAGGAAAATATGATATTAGATTTAGCAAAAAATTTATTAAATGGATAAGATTGTAGTTGTGTTCACAATGAAAACATGTGGATTCTGTGAACAATTTAAAACAAAATTGACTGAGAATAACATTGGGTTCGTAAATAGAGATATTAACGAAAACAAAGAGGAATATGACGCTTTCGTGAAAGCCACGGGAAATGATTTTGTTCCTTCTTTTATGGTTATAGAATCTCCGAATGAAAATCCAAAGTCGTATTTGTACGCACCTGGAAAAGATTTCGAAGATTTGGACAAAGCTTTAGGTATTATCAAAGAACACTTAGGTTAGTTATGAACCTTTCTTTTAGAAAAAAAGGAGTATTACACGTACCTGTCAACTCATGGGAGTTGGATGATGGTAATACCGTTGTTATATATCAGGGTTCGCGTGGTGCGAATCCTGATTTAGATTTTATTGTCAAATATAAAGCTCCGAATAAAAGATTGAGAGCACCATCCCATACTCATTGGATTGTTGATTTAATTATCAAATCTAAGTTTGCTCCCGATGAACTATGTTTATTTGTAAATGAATGGATTGAACTCTATGATGTTATTGAACCGTTCAAAACGGTTGAAGAGAGGGGTAACTACCAATTGATATATAAAGACTACTTCAATGAAAAACATTTTACGTTAGATAATTTGGGAGAATTTTCACTCGAGTTTGTTTCTACACTTATTGAGTTATTTATACGTTGTGAAAAACAAACGCCAAACGCGTTCATGTTCAAAAATCTACTCCAACTCATGAGTGATTATTGTCAAAATAAAAAAGATTTCTATCAAGTCGTATCTTACTCAAAAAGAGTTTAGATAATATACAACTCTGAAATTCTATCTTTAATCAGCCAAGGTTTGGTTTCTAATTGACTATCAATTTCTTTGGACAAGTCGTACTTCTTAAGTGTTGTATTTCTGAATCTTTGTATATTGAAGTCAAATACATCTAAAACCATTGAACGAACTTGTTCAGTTAAGTATGGAGATGAGGAGATAATCTGAATATCTAAATCACTGTTATCGTCTTTAATATCACTGATTTTAAATGTAATCTTATCTGTCTTGATTGATGAGAATAATTGGTTACAAATATATTCAGAATAATACATATGGGCTCTCCCAGTATCTAAACCATAACCATATGGGAATTCTGATGTAACACATATGAAATTTTCAGTGAAAAAAGAATTGGGTTCAGGTAAATCGTTGTATTCCAAATCAAACGTTAATTCTTTTTTAAAGTCTAAACTGTTGAAGGTTAATTCTTTGTGATTATATACATAATTCAGTACTCTATCATGAAACATCGGACGAGGAGTACTGTGAAATTCAAAATAGTATTCGTTCATAATTTAAATCCACCATAGTTTGTTTATTCTCCTCGTAAAATCTTTCTTTGAGTTCAGTTAAATCGATTACGTTTTTTGATTCAGTTTTACCCGCAACAATCAAAAAATTTTTGAAATCAGAAACTTCAATTATCGTTTTATATTTTTTTTCTTTCTGAATCTCACAAAGAATAAAATCCGCAAACTTATTCACAATACCTCTTCTCGATTTTGGATTAATGTACCTCATATAAAATGTTTTTGAAATAGATAAACAAAAAAATTCAAATCCTAAATACTTTAAATTAAAAAAGGGGTCAAAACCCCTTTTTTAATTTTTCGAAAAATTACTTTTTGTAGTATTTCTCCACTGTCTTCCTAATAGACTCCTGAATATTTTGATTGTTACTCGGTGGTGGAGCCTGTTGAGGTTGAGGTTGTGGAGGAACCTGTTGACCCAACGGTTGAGGTTGAGCCTGATTACCTTTGTTTTTACATCCGCATCCCATATCTTTTTATTTTTAAACGTTTATATATCATAAATATCTAAATTTGGTATATATTGTAAATATTTTATTTGAATTAACAAATATTTATGATTATGACAAAAAGTCTTAGTTTTAAAAATACCGTAAAAAATATATTGATAGAACAGAATGAAGAAGAGTTCTACAAAATTTCACCTGAAGAGTTTACAGAACTAATGAAGTTTGGAAGTTATAATGGTAAAGGTGTGAGTAAACTTAAAATGTTCGGAGGTAAACCAATATGGATTACTGGTAATTTAGATTTGTCAAATACACCAACAGACTCGTTGGGTAATGTTAAATATGTTGAGGGTAGATTAGATATCAGTAGAACAAATATTAGTGATTTGTCAGGTGTTAAGGTTAAAGGGTATATTTGGGATGGAGGTTCACCTATTGAAAAAAAGAGACTTGCGGCCATTTTAAAGGAAAAGATGAGAGAGGCCGATGAAAGAAGACAAAGAGATGAATGGAGTATAGATGGAGGAGACGAAATAGGTTTAAGAGCCCAAGCGTTATATAAAAATTTGATAAATGATGAAAAAATTTTCGCCCCAACAGGAGAATACGTAGGAGAAATAGAAGGTTTAAAGGCCGACTTGGAGGAATTAACTATTAGGTATAATGAAACTGAAGGGGAAGACGATGAATTATATAATAAGATAAGTGATATAGAAGAGAGAATTAACGAACTCCAACAAGGAGTGGTGGATGTATATAACATAGTACCAATGAATTATAACTATTATGGTTTACCTCAGTTTGAAGTTATTGGTGTTGATGATTTAGTAGGGGAAGAATATGCGGTTGGTGATGAAAGTGAAATGGATGCCGCGGCACTTCAATACGCTAAAAATTATCTTGATGAAGCCGGTGTTGAAGGTTTAAGAGATTATTTTATTGAGGACAATTTAGATACCGATGCGATTGAACAATATTTCAGAGATTTTTATGATGATGATGTTAGGAATAATCTTGAGGTTTATTTTGACGAAAGTGAACTACCTAACACAGAAGAACAAGAAGAAAGGAAACAGGAATTAGAGGAATACATTGACAAAGCAGAAGGAGTAGTTAAAAAATTTGAACAAAAACAAGAAGACCTTAAAAATAAAATTGAAGACCCCGATGAATATACTAAACAGTATAACGAGATTCAATCAAAAATAGATATCATTCAAAATCATATTGATAACTCACAAGAGGAAATTGATAATATAGAATCCACAGGACAGATAACTGAGGAGATGATTGAAGAAAAGATTGAGGATATGGTATCAGATAAAATGAGTGACCCGAGGGGTTCTTTATCTGAATTTGGTATGGATATTAGTGAATATGTTGATATGGATTCACTGGCTGAAGCGCTTGCTGAAAGTGATGGATATGAAGTATTAGCATCTTATGATGGAAGTTATGATGGTGAATACATTGACAACAAGTTTTACTACGTAATCAGAGTTAACTAAATCTTTTTTTTATCACTAATATCAACTATATTTGTGATAACATGTCTAAAAAAACCAAAAATAATAATTCGTTTGTAATGGATACCGATTGGCTCTTCAATGGGACAATCGACGCCGAACAAAAAGAATATGTACTTTTAGGTTATTTCCAAAAAATGAATAAAAATTTGGAGGAGATGAGAATTTACCCTATGTTTACCGAACTTTCAATACATTTGGGTAATATTCAAACATTGTTAACTCAAAACAAAATATTATATACTGACAAAAAGTTAACTACAGATAATGATGAAATCTTCATTAAAGATTTGAAGGTTAAAGATATACCTGATTTAACTGATGAGGAATTTGCCGAGTATCAAAAAATAATCAAAGTAAGTCAACCAATGTTATTTGATTATTTTAATATTGCCAAATCATTGTGGTCTTTAGCTTATGACTCAGTAACTGTAAATGCTAAAAGAAATAAAAAGAATTTAACAAGTAAGACAGGATTTTATTACACAATTTATAAAGATAATCTTTATGTTTGGAGATATACGATGAAAAAAATAAGGGGTTTTAACAACCAAATTAGAACCGATGCTAAGTTGATGTTTAGTGGAAGTCCTGATTCAACTGTTATTAAGATTATTTCACAAACATCACCAACATATCGAAAAAACAACGAAAGTAAGTTACCTGTGATGGAAGTTGTTTGTCATGAAATGTTTCCATTAAATGAAACATTGGTACCAATAATGAAAAGAAAAGTAGTATCTTTGATACACCAAAGTATGAAAGTTGAAAAGTTATTAGAAGAAAATAAAACTGTTGAAAATGGGGTTCAATAAAATAGTAGTCGGAAAAAATAAAATAAACGAAATTGAGTCGGATTTAAATTTGATTGAAATTTATAAAAAGTACGACGCCATGATATTTGAATCTAATGAAATAAGAAATAAATTTAAATTTTTTGAAAATGAATACAATCAAAAAAAAGTTATTGGATAAGTTAAGAAGACCCGTCCACATTACGTTTATTTCTAAACACATTTTAAAACTTTCTATGGAAGAAACTGAAAAAGTTATAAATGAAATGGTGGATGAAGGGTTGGTAGAAGAAAGTAAGTATGGTAAAGGTTATTATGTTGTAAAAAGTATATAAAATTATGAAAGAAATGGTGAATCATCCTGACCATTACGGTGGTGAGGAAAACACATATGAAGTAGTAAAAGTATGTGAGGCTTGGGGACTTGACATGGATGCTTATCTATTCAATGTGGTTAAATACGTGGCAAGAGCGGGCAAGAAAGATTCAGATAAGGAACTCCAAGACCTAAAGAAGGCCCTTTGGTATTTAGATAGAAAAATTCAAAATCTTGAAAAAAAATGAATTTGATTTGGTGGGTGTTTGTTTTTTCAATATTTTTTTATCCATTGTTTATATTTGTGGTAATTTATACTAACAAATATCCAAACAATAGATTTTCGAAGTGGTGGAAAAAACACATTATAGATAAAAATGAAAATTATGATTGAAAACTATATAAATAAAGTAATTAACGGAGATTGCATCAAAGTTATGGGTGAAATGCCCGAAGGTTCTATTGACTTGATTGTTACTAGTCCACCCTATGGAGTGAACATTGCATATGACACCCATGATGATGATATGGAAATTAATGAGTATCTTGAGTTCAGTAAGAACTGGCTAACCGAGGCTTATAAAGTTTTGAAAGACGATGGAAGAATTGCCTTGAATATCCCCTACGAGATTAACCGTCAAGAAAAGGGTGGTCGTATATTTTTTGTATCCGAGGTTTATCAGATTATGAAACAAATTGGATTTAAATTCTTTGGAATTGTTGACCTTGAAGAGGATAGTCCCCACAGAAGTAAGACAACGGCTTGGGGTAGTTGGATGAGTCCGTCAAGTCCATATATCTATAACCCAAAAGAGTGTGTAATACTTGCATATAAGAAAAACCACATTAAGAAAGTTAAGGGTCAACCACAATGGAAGGGCGAACCAATAACAACCGAGGAAGGTAAGACAAAGATGTTGTACACCGAACAGGACAAAAAGGAATTTATGGAATTGGTGTTCGGGCAATGGAAGTATCTTAATGACTCAAGACCACTAACCAAGGCAACTTTCTCAATGGACATCCCAACCAAGGCAATTAAGATATTGTCATATAAGAATGACATAATATTAGACCCCTTCAATGGTAGTGGAACAAGTTGTGTGGCTGCAGAAATTTTAGATAGAAGGTGGATTGGTATTGAACTTTCTGAAAATTATACTAAAATTGCTACAGAAAGGATACAATCTTTCGTTGACCAAAAAAGGCAACAAGTTTTAGAGTTTGAAAATGGGGGTGAATAACCTCCATTTTTGTTTTTGTGAATATTTATATAAAAAAAATCTATGAGAGGTAAAATTCTATCTGAAGAACAATTTAAAGATAAGTTAATCCAAATTTATAATGAGGAGAAACATTCTTTGGTCAAAGAAAAAATTCAAATGTATGTTGAAAAAAGAAAGTCTTCCGTTAACGAAGAGGTTCAAGATTCATTAATAACATTGAAGAATATTTTTGGAGGTAAAAAGTAATGAAAAAAATACTCTCAGAAAGTGGTATAAGAGATATCAAAGCTTTATCTCAAAGATATCCAAAGGCTGAAATATATTTTCACCAAGACCTTGATGGGGTCACTACGGCCATAGCCATGAAATCATATCTTGAACAACATGGTATTGAGGTAATTGACGCTCACGTAATTCAATATGGTGACAAAGAGTTTTCAATAAAGAAAAACGACGCAACAGGTGATGTGATGCCGGTTCTTGTTGATTTTGCCCACGGTAAACCAATGTTCGTTATTCATACTGACCACCACGATAGACAAGCTGGCGCCGAAGATACCAAATCAACATCTTTCAGACAATCTCGTTCAAATGTAGAGACAATATCACAGATTGTTTCACCTAAAGAAATATTTCCAGAAAAAGATATTTTATTAATTTCAACAGTTGATTCTGCCAACTTCGCAAAATATGATATTACTCCTGAACAAGTAATGAATTATTTGTTTAAGTTTGATAAAGACTCGTCATTATTAAAGAATAAAATGGCGATGGGTATGGTTGCTAATAAATTATTATTGGCGTTTAAGAACAAACCTGGATTCTTAGAAAGATTAGTTATGGAATCAACTCCATCTTTAACTAATATTCTTGTTAATATAAGACAAATTATGAAGGAAAAGGGATATGCTGATATTCCCGAACTTGAAAAACATAAGGAGGATTATGTTCAAAAAATGAAGAGTTATCCTGAAGTATCTAATAATATAATAGTTCAATACGGTGGTGGTAGTATGATGAAACCAGGTTCATATGATAGATATACACCATTTAGAAATAACCCTGAGGCGGACTTTTTAGTTATTGCCTGGCCAATGGGACTGTTACAGGCTTCTTGTAATCCATTTAAAAAAGATAGAGAATTGAAAGGTGTTAACTTAGGTGATATTGCCCAAGAGGTATTATCTAAATGGGAAGGACAATTAAAGGACAGACAAATACCACTATCAACTATCAAATGGATATCTGAAGACGTTAAAGGTTTTGGACCTGAGTCAGTTGGATTTACCTTCAAAGATTTTGTGGCTTTATATGGTAAGAACTATAAGTCAATGCAAAATGGAAAAGAAGAGTTGATTAACATAGGTAATTTGATGGAAAAACCATTTGAACAGTTGACCGATGAAGAGAGACAAATATTAGATGATGTTACGGTTAGTGCTTGGGATGTCATTCAATCCAATTCAGGGGGGCACAAATGTATTACAAACATTTCAGGTTTAATGTATATGGGAAGGTCCAATAGACCACCACAAGGAAAATACAAGTATGACCCCGAGAGAGAGGATTCCCCATACGTTAAATTTCTTAAGATGTTACAAAGAGAATTTGTTAGAGTATTACAGGAAAAGATTGGTCAGTCTTAATAGACTAATTCATCACCCTCTAATATACCTTTTTGTTTACAGGTTCCACCCTTTACTTCTAAAACCATATCACCTTCACCACAATAATTCCTACATTCATCGTCTTTACATGGAAGACAATTGTGATGTATTTTTGTTATGATGTCATCTTTAATAAAAATGATATCCAAATTTATAATACAGTTATTCATCCAAAAACAATGTTCATCACTACCCATCATGAATAACATACCGTTAAAGTCTTTGTCGAATTTTTTACCCATCATACCTTTTTGGGTTTCTTTTTCCGACACTAAAACTTTAACTTTGAATTTAGTGTTATTTATACTTAACATCATAATGATAAATACTTTATGATATGAAAATGATTTATTTTATAAAATAATTAAGTTTTTTTGTTTAAAATTTAACTTTTTAATAATTTATACATATTTATACGAAAAATAAGCCCAACACCCCTTTCTAAATAGTTGGTTAAAACTAAACCCTAAAATTCCCCCAAAGATTTTTAGGGTTTTTGTTTTTTTCGTATATTTGTACCCATTATGAAAAATAAACTATCCATAGTTAATAAGAAAGCTCGTTATGAATATGAGTTTATTTCTACGTTCACTGCAGGTATCCAATTGATTGGAAGTGAGGTAAAGACAATAAAAAAGGGTAAACTTTCAATAAATGACGCCTTCTGTATTTTTAAAGAAAATGAACTTTTTATTAAAAATATGGTTTTGACTGAGAAAGTTAATGAGTTTTCACCTGATGTTAAACGAGATAAAAAATTGTTGTTAAAAAAGTCCGAACTAAATGGATTGAAAAGAGATATGATTAAAGGACTAACAATAATTGTTAATAAAGTGTTTGAAAATGATAAAGGGTTGATAAAAGTTGAAATTTCTCTTGCAAAAGGTAAAAAACTGTACGATAAACGTAATACAATTAAGGAAAGAGAACTAAATAGGGACAAAAAATTTGTATGATTGTAAATTATTCGTATATTTGTAAAAATTATAACTCATGACCACAATTACCCACACAATCAAAATAGAAAACGAAAAGTTCGGAGTTATCCTTAATGAGACTTTTATTGACCCTATCCAGTTTAAGTTGTTTCTTAAAATGATACAAGCTTGTATTGAACTTAAGAATGACCTATCATTCTTCAACGGGGTTGAATTTTTAGTTCACGTACCGCATCGGTTCCTCTCTGATTCTATTATTACTACATCTCTTAGTTCAATCGAGATGTCAGAAATTGTAAAAAGTAAAATCGAAGCACTAGTAACAAAATGATTATAGATTCAAATACATTCGGTTGGTTATTGTCAGCGGCTATTGCCGTGTTGATATTAGTAAAGTTTTGGAAACGAACCATCAAATTTATTTTGATTGCGGTTGCTGCTTTATTTGTATTAATGGTTGTTCAAATTAAGTCATTTTACGATTCTGTCATTCTTCCCGATAAAGTAAATAAAACTGAAAAGGTTGATATTAAAATTGAGGATGACACCAAAGTTAAGATTCCAAAAAAAGATACTGTAAAAACAAAATCATCAGAAAAACAATCAAAGGTTATGGTTCATGCCAAGTATGATACCTTAACCAAAAAGATTGAAATTGAGGATATTGAGGTTCTGAATGAGTGATTTTCTTGGTATATTAAAACCAAGTGGTGGACCGGTAAAACGGGCTCAAAAAAGGAGAGAAATCTCCTTTTTTTTGTTTTTTGATATTTATAATAAAAGACCATATGAAAAACATTCTTATATCTGAAAAACAACTTGCCGACTTGGTCGGTAAAGTTAAAAATAATGTTAGTGAGTCTAATGAACCTGGTTCATACATGGCAAAACAACAACTTTTTATGTTGGCGACCATGGCTTATACCATGTGGGAAAAAATGGAAGACGGAGAACAACTTGAGGATTGGATGGAGAGTAAAATTGCTCAATCCGAACAAAGTATTTTGTCAGTTGTTAAAGCTTACATGTATGATGAATTCGTAGAAGACGAGAATTCAGGTATGGGTAAATTAAATTTTGACGAATTAGTTATAGGTAAATAACCTTTAAAAAAAAAATTGAAATGAACCTCTCTGAACTAAAATTAGTTAAGTTTCAATATTTACTTAATCCTGATGAAGTTGATGACTTTTTGGCTACTAATATGACCAAGAAACAGAGAGAATGGGCTCAGAAAGTTTCTGAAACTGTACCAAGCGATAGTTCAAGTGAGGATTCTGGAAAGGCATGGGATGTGTTCTTGGCTGACGAAGACATGTTAAAACAAATCGAAAAATTTATAAAAGAGATTGGATTGTCGTTTCATAAGATAGATTTATCCGAAGAATACTGTAAAAACGAAGGTATTGCTGATTCCATCCTTCAAAATAAAATTAGACGTTTTTTAGAGACCAATTATTCCATAGATTATATATTAGATAGAATTAATGAAGTTGGAATAAAAAACTTAAATGTTTTTGAAAATTTTTATTTGGAAAAATATGGTGGTAAACAAGAGGAATAAATAAAAAATTTATATTTATAAATAAAAAATGGACAACAAATTTAAAAACAAACTCTTTGAAGAAGTTAAAAAAAGAGGATTGTTATCGGAACAAGAAGAAACCGAAAAAAAATCAGGAAGTCTAACAGAAATGTTATCAATACTACTTCATTCAAGAAATCAAATTCATGTATTTCACTTACAAACTGAATCATACGCCGAACATAAGGCTTTGGGTGATTTCTATGAAGGGATTGGTGATTTAATTGATGGTATTGTTGAAAGTCACCAAGGTAAACACGGAATTATTAAAGGATATGGTACTGGTAAAATTGAAGACTACAAAAGTGGAGAACAAGTTATAACATATCTTGAAAAAATTGATTCAGTTATTGAAAAAAATAGAAAGTCAGTTAAAGAATCATACATACAAAACCAAATTGATGAGGTTCAAACCTTACTCTATTCGACTTTATATAAAATGAAGTTTTTAAAATAACTTAAATTGTCTTATCTTTGAACCCTCACCAATGGTGGGGGTTTTTAAATTTAAAGATATTTATACAATATGACAAAGTTCGATAAAACATTAATATCTTATATCAGTACAACTACTGATTTTGCAGATATTGATATAAGTGTGGAGGAACATCACGGTAGTAAGTATTTGATTGCTCGAGTTGATGTTGAAAAGATTGACGAAAATAGTCCAAAGTATGACCAATCTTATGCGGAAAAATTAATCAGAAAAAGAAGACCAAATCAACCGGCTTTCATCACCCCTATGAATGCTTTGGAAAAAAGATTAGTAGAAGCGGGAAAATTTTTTGGTGAATTAGAATATAAGACGGCTTTTTTACCAAAAAATCATGAATTTTTAGATGATATTGAGAAAAAAGTTCAAGAAGCGGTTAAAGAAATAAGTCCTGAGTTTGACGCTGGAATTTCGTGGGACTCCGATTACCCAAAACCTGTATTAACAATATATCTTGGTGGTCATAAAAACTACAATCAATTTTATAGAGCAAAATATGGTCTTGGCGGTGAAAATTTCTTAGAGGACATAGAAAAAAAAGTAGGTGATAATATATCACTCAGACATTATCAATGGAGAATTTCAAGTAGTAAGAAAACCGCTGATTAGAATTCTACATAACCAACAGTACCGTCACCTTCATCTTCCTCAATGTTTTGTTCAAATTGAAGTTCTATCAATTTTCTTGATGGGTAAATATAAAACGAACCCTGAGACCCTTCATTAATCTCCCAACCACCAAAATGATATTGTAACATATCGTAACACCATTCTTCAATAAATGATGGTATGTCCATTGATTGACCGCTAGATAATTCAATATTGTCATGTATTTGACCTGAGTCACCACTACCATCAAAACTTAGTTTACCGGGCTCGTCACCCATTTGTTCAAAGAATCTATCAAAATCCTCTTTTAAATCACCAAAATCATCATCCTCACTATTCCATTCTTTATAAGAATCATCGGTTGAATATTCTCTATGATAACCTTCAATATTCATTTTGCGCTCTTTAACATCAATTTCAAAGTGTAATGTACCGGAGCCATCGTAGTCATAATAATTCAATAATTCGGTTTCCCTTAAAATATAATCAATTAATTCATTAATTTTATCATAAGTATCAATTAGTGTATTTGTTTCAGAATACCAATAACTATCTACCCAATCTATACTACCACCTTCATTAAGATATACTGTTAATGTTGCCGTTTTAGCACCATAACTACCGCAGTAGTATGAAAACAATTTTAAAGTTTTTAATTGTTCTTCTGATAATTTAAGATTTTTTGTCATACCAATAAATATTCTAATCTAGATTTAAGTCCAAAGTCCTAATCATCCACATTGGTTTTTCTTTGGACTCAATGGCTTGTATCCATTCACGAGCCGATGGTATATAATTGTAACAATCCTCCTTGACATGTTGTTCTCCTACATAACGAGTATAGACAGTTTTACCATCACTATTTTCAAATGACATACCGAACTTCTTCTCACATTCAAAAATACCCTCAGAGTGATGTCTCATCATTCTGTGATAAGAACTACCAATCCATGACTTGGTTTCATCAAACCAATTGTGAATCTCAATATAATCTTCAACTTTACCACCCCACTTTTTAACGGATGATTTTGAATGTTGTAAAGGATGAGCCATACTCAAAAATAGTAATTTTGATTATATTTATCAATATGAAGTTTATTATCTCTGAACATCAACAAGAAAGATTGAGTGTTTATGACAAGGCTCAAAGAATGTTTTTTAAATTTTGGGACAAAAACGGGCCAAAGGCTGATGACTTGTTCTTCAAACTTTTTGGATTTACTAATATTGGTTTAGAGTTCGGAGGATTTATGATAAGTAGAAACGACGTTTATAGAATGTTAAGAAAGTGGTATGGTGGTGATAACGCAAAATCTAAGGCAATTGACTTATTGAAACAAAAAAACTATACGGTTAATTCTTGTGGAGGATATAACTTTGATTTTGAAGTTGTTCATTATAAAATTGATAATGATATTGGTGAAATATATGTTATAGTAAAACCTGATGTAGAAAATGGAACAGTTACTTTATTAATGATTGGAGGTGAGGAAGAAAATTTGGGTGATGCAATAAACAATCCTGATTATGGGTTTGAAATAGAAGGAGAAATAGCCGATTGCATCTATGAATTATTGATTAAAAAAATCACAGAAACAACCGGCTTTTTAATTAGTATCGATAGATTAATTTTAGATTAAACAATATCCGTAGATTCAACCAAAGTATAAGAAAACTTATTACCATGAATTTTGGCGGCTTTCTTACATATTGACATAAATACGTCAAAATCTTTAACTCTTTTAAATACCTGACATCCCTCGCTCCAATTTTCCACCCATTGAGAATCTTGACCGGCTTTGTGAATATTGATACCAAAGATACCAGTATCTGTTACTTTTTCTTCAAAAATTAAATCTTTGTTAGCATCTCTCCAAACAGTAACGTTACCTAATCTCTGACACAAAGCGTCGTATTTACCCTGATGTTTGTCAATTTTCCAAACACCTCTGTATTGGTTTGGTACCAATCTAGCAACGCCCTTTTTATTGTGAAATTCCATAACACCTTTTTTACCTGGGTCTGTTGTGGCGCTCCAGCAGTGGAACTTCCAATTTCCTGTTTCATCCTTATAGGTGATAGTAAGACAATCATCAAAAAGATTTGTAACTTTGTCTGCAATTGATGGGTGATTGTTTCTCACACCAACAATGTTAACATCGTAAGTTTTATTACTTGCATCCTCAAACCAAGTGTAACCTTTTGATTTGACTGTTTTTTCAATTTGTTCTCTTGTGTAGCACATAACTTATTTTTTTTGTTTTATTTAATCATAAATATTTATTATCATATAAAATGTTATGTCTAAAATTAAAGAAACATTAAGAGATAGGATTGGTAAAATTTTGGTTGAGACAGCAACCGAAAAATACTTAGAGATTATCAAACACACATTAAAGGGTGATAGGGAATTTAAAGGTAAATACCTCATGCCTTATACTGATAAGGATGACTATGTTGATTTTATAATTAATTACCATGTAACCAAAGTTAGTCTTTGGAAATCAAATGGAAAACATTGTCAGTACGAAGGTGTCGTTTATGTTAAAATAGATAAAATAATGGTTGGGTTTGAAGGTACAAATGATTGGGAAGAAGTTAGAAGAATACAATATTTACCTTCTTGGGTTGAAGATGAGTTTAAAGATTTGATTCAAAACGAATTAAGTGTATTTGATAATATCTGTATGGACGTTGATTACGAATAGTCTAATTTTTGATTATCTAACCGTTTTAACTTTATAGGGGAATTTACTTTCAAACCAAGTTTTTATACCACTGTGCCATATCTTTTTCCCGAACATCTCATCCAATAAATTTTCTATTGGCACTTCTACCGATAACATTGGGGAATTTGACCTCCTTATATCCCCTGTTGGATTATTACTTGTCCAATAACCTACACCATACCAATAAAATAAAACGTCATCCTCATCGTACTTACCCATGTAGAATATAACTTTATTTGGGTCTAGACCCTCAAAATGATTACCTTCTTCATCTACAAAATAGTCATAGGGATGAAAATAATTTATTTCTTCATTTTTAAAGTAGTTCTCTAAGAACTTTATAACTACTTCATCTAATCTATTTTGATTAATTTCATATTCCATGTTAATAAATAGTTTTAAAATAAAAAAACCCCTCTTTATTGGAGGGGTTTAACTTACTGATTATCAGTTTAAGGCTTAACAGTGTAAGTTCTTAGACAGTGAGCTGACCATGCCAAACTACCAAGTAGGATTGGCATAAAGATACCAACTCCACCTAATATTGCAAAGTGAACTGCAACAGCTCCTGACATAGCAGATGATACTCCGAGAGCTCCCAATACTGAAGTTCTTGGATAAACCAACAGTGCTAATGAAGCTAGTTCAAAAACACCAATCCATGTCATTTGAGGAAGCATTCCGAAGAATGTAAAATTCTGAACCATTTCCTCTGAATGAGTAACTTTTGAAATTGCTCCCATTCCTAGCATAAACACCACAACTGCGGTGATAAGCCATCCTAAATTTTTAAGTGTAAGATATTTTTTCATAAATGAATTATACACAACAATATCAATATTGTCAATATTTATGAATATGAGTTTGAAAATGAACATTCAAGAGGAACCAAAAAAATCATCAAGGGATGAGACTATATTGGATTTAGTTGATAAATTTAATAACAACGAAATAGATTTAGAGTTTTTGGAATCATTTGTTGGAGGTTTGGATAGTTTCATTAATATTTTATCAAAAAAAGGTTGGTTACATTTAATTAATCCATTTGCTGACGGGGCAAAAGATTTACAAAATTCTTTATTTTATTCATTCTATAAAAATGACAAGAACTTTGTTTGGAAAATAGTTGATAATTATTTATCAGATGTTACCAAAATTGGTAATGATTATTATTATGATACAAATTCAGAGGAATTAAGTGAATATTTTTACGAAGGTAGAGGGGGTGTAAGTAATAATATCATCAGAACAATTTTGAATTTTGATTATGACGGTAGTTGGTATGGTGATTTAACAGATGATGAATATGGTGATGTGTATTCTGTTTTAACTCCTGAAAATAAAGAACTTGTTGACCAAGAAATCATTAAAGAATTAAAAAGTATGACCCAAATCAATAATGGGTATAAGTCACCCAAAGTAATCAATACTTTGGCTAATGAGCAAGGACACGAAGAATACGTTGAGCTCGATGATGAAATTATTACACAGTTAATTCAGGATAAAGATTCTTTAAAGTATCTTATTAACCAAGAACTAGATGATGTTAGGGGTAATCTTTATAACATATATAGTATGTGTTATAACGATACTTTGACTGATGATTGGTATGATGATATTATGAATGGACTCGTTGGATTTGTTATTGATGACACAAAAACAGAAGAATACAAATATCAAAAATCAGGTTGGGATAAAGAGGGTAACAGGGTTAGTAGAACTTTGTATGGTAAAAGATACAAAGCAACAAGAGCTATTTATAATAATATGGTTATATGGTTAGAAAATAATCATAATCATAATAATAGTTATGACGACACGATTGAAAGTTTAGGTTCGTTTTATTATCTCATGAAGGATTTAATAAATGACGGAGACGTTGAGGAAATAAGAATCAGTTTGAGTGAATATCCTGATTATAGAAAAATTTATAACTGTATAAATGACAACGTAACAAGTTATTTTTAATTTTCTAATTCATACATCCAAGATTCATTTTTTGAATTGACCATCAAATATTTTCTATCAAAGTCATCCTCTGTAAAAAGATACACTTTCAATTTTTCATTTTTTGTATTGTGAACGTCAAGAACCATTGCTTCCCCTGACTTCAAATTATCATTGATTTTATCAACGTAATAAATCTGTTTAGTTAAAGAATTGATGATAATACTATCGGAAGATATATGTATCGATATTGGTTCGATTCTCACCCATTCATTCCACTCAAATTTACCCGTATTAATATTCTTTGTACCAAACTTAAATTGTTCGGTTATCCCGTTAAATTGTGAAAATAGACATGTTGCGTTAAGTAAAAAGATTACTGAGATAATTAAGGTTTTCATAAGATATTTTTTACAATTATACTACATTAATATAAGTTGACCAAACCATCCAATCGGGGTCATAAAATGATTGCAGCGAAGATAGGGTATTTCTTGAACAACGCCAAATTGGGTCCTCAAATCTTTCGCTGTAATCCCATTTAATATAGTTAATTATATTCTCCATTTCATTATCGGGAATGCTTTTTATAACATTGTACCTATCTTCACCCACAACGTCAATTTTAATTGGCTTAAAGTCCACCCACCATATAAGGCCATCACTTTCATGTTCAAACCAATAATTACCAGTGAATTGCCCCTCAACCGTATAATTCGCATTTGTTGTATAAATAACTTTATTAAAATTTACTGATTGCAAACACGCTGAAAGTTCTTTTCTAATTCTTTCGGGTATGTAGATATCCAATACAGAGTCATCAAATTGAATTAGATTTTTTACACCTATAAAGTCGGCAGAAACAAATTGGCTGAATTTAGTTACTTCGTCTAATAAAAACTCTAAAATGGCTTCTTTTGTATACGGTAAATCTTGTGGATTATCTATGGTAAAAACAGGTACCTCAAATCTTTCACCTGTAACACGATAAACGGTTTCTAAATACTCATCTTCATGAGTTTTAATAATAATCCCGTTTACATCAATATTCTTAACAAAATCGGGTAATAATTTGAAAAATTTACTTATTTTCATTACTAATAAATATAAAAAGTTATATATTTGTCTAATGAATAGTTTAGAAAGGTTCAAAAAATATGTTGTTGGAAAAGAGTTTAACTTTCAAACAATGATATTCAAGGGTAAATTTACGTTAGTTAGAGTGAAAGAACGTAAATTAAACTATTTTGTACATACAGCTTACGGTGAATATGATACCGAATATGATTTAACCGTTAATTTAAACAAATGTCAGTGGTGGGCATTGGCGGGTTATTGGTTCGAACCTGTAAAAGGATTTAGGAGAGGTAAAAAAACCGCTAATGCGGGGTTAAGAGTTATTATCGATGAAGAAATAAGAAGTATGATGAAATTGATTGGTGATGATAATGGAATTGGTAAAATAACCATTAAATGGTTACATGAGCATTAAGATTTATAAATGAAGTTGTCTGCAGATATACTTGGCTTATTTTCAGACCTTAAACTACCTGTACCAAAACTATAAAAAATACTCATATCATCTGGAATAAATTGGTAGGCCTTTGACAAAGTATCATTAATTTTTAGCCTCAAATTATGAGATATGTCTGAAATTTTCTCCCAATTATCAGTACCATAATCACCCCAATCAAACGGAGTTAGTAAAGCTCCAGTTACAAACTTTTCACCACTTTTAATACTTTCTAACCAATATTCTCTAACTTCCATATTCAAAAATTTACCAAGCTCAATAAAATCAATATAAAGATTGACGTAAATCACAGTGGAATATTTTTCCCAATCAGGTGTAAATTCCCAACCTTTAACAAAAGGAAATACCTTTTTAGTTGCTCTAACCGATAAATCAATACCTTTAATTTGTTTTTCTGAAATTGCCATTGTATTGAATAAATATACAATAAACTAAAAGGGGTTACTTGACCCCCTTTTTTAACTTACCACCTACAACCCTATTCTTCTTTGCTATATTCAAGTTTGACCAATCCTTATTACCCGTGATTTCTTCACCACAATAATCAGGAATATTAACAAGATTAATCTCATATTCTATTTCTGCCGATGTTTTACCATCAGGGTATACATCTATATCAACTTTGTTACCTTCAAACGTTGTTTTATATCTTGTTTTTTCAAGTTTAATATCGGTAGATTGATACAGGTGATTTGCATCCTGTATAGGAATTTCATATTCATACTCAGACTTTGTCGTCTTATCAATCTTAACTTTGTAGGCAACCCATGCTTCCTTATCATCAATGATTCTAACCCTGAATTGTTTCTTCTTATCAAACATAAGATAGGCTTGTTTGATATGAATCGGGGTTAGACCTTCAGGTAGATACTTGAGTTTGAATTTACGTTCCCTTTCTATCATCGGTATTTGTTATAAAGGTTTTCTAAAACCTCAATTTCCTCAGTTGTCATCTGATAATATTTGTCAGATAACAATAGCATTTTATCACTGAACTCAATTTCATTTGCGGTCATTTTTGTGTCATCCTTAACTTTGTGACGACTCAAATGACCCACTTCTCCAAGATAGTTAATTAATAGTTGAATTTCTCTGTCAGTACAAGAATCAACAAATTCATCAATTTCAATGTCAACATCAACGTCGACTGTAGTGTAAATGGTTCCCATGTTATTTATCTTTTTCGGTTTTAATTGTTATTACACAAATTAAGAACAAGTATACGTAAAACGATATAATTGCTAATATTACTCCTACCACTTGTTTAATTTTCTACAAATGTAAGAACAAAAACCTAAACAGACAAATTTAATTTGGTGTGATATCTGAACAAATATCTAACAAAGATTCAAGACTGATTTTGATATTCTCAGATTCCAACTTGTTAAGGATTCTTTTTAGACTTAAACCAATAATAAAGTGGTCAATACCACCAACAGTTATTGTTCCAATAAAGGCAAAAGCCCAATAAGTAATTGGCCATGGAGACCAAATTAAAGCCATTGATAATACGGCAACAAACGTTAATGCAAAAAATGGTTTAAGCCAATTCTTCATTCTGTTTAACCATCTGTAGATTCCTAAATCGAAATAGTTATCGTGGAATACTTTTTTGATTCTGTTAATTTCTAATTGTGTCATAGTATTAATCTCTTATATAGTTATCTGGTATAACCTCTAAAACTTCTCTATCACTTACTCCACCCCCCAATAATTGAAATATCTGACCATTTATTTGGTCTACGTGAATCCAAATTTCTTTCATATTTAATTTACTGTCATTAAAACTTCCAACCTCAGACCCCATATCAGTAAGATAATCAAATAACCAAGACAATAAAATTTGTTTTTCTCTACTCTCTGTTAATTCAGGTATTATAACATTAACAGTTGCATCATAATGGTCTGGCATTTCTTCATCAAGTACTTGAAGTTCAGTTATAATAAATGGTAATTCAAACGGAATCATAATTTCATCCTCATCTGCCGCTGAACAATAAAGATAACCACCAAGTTTGGACTGTACCATTGCTTGTAGGTAAGGATATTTTTTGGTAATATCTAATAATTCATCTATACCACCAAAATATTTTGCAATGTCAAAAATATCTTGACCTTTATCCATCATTGATATTATGGTTTCAGAAACTCTACTCATAATCTATAAATATAAATATTATGAGATATTTATAATAAACTTAAAGTCATGGATTGGATATTATTTTTAACAGTCATTTGGAAGACATGGAAATATCATATGGGAATGTGTTTATTGATATTAACTGGGTATTTTATGAATGAGTTTGGTTTTTGGGAAGATGAATACAGTTTATTTTACACATATGGTTTTGTTAGTTTGATTATCCCTGCTTTGGTTGTTATACCAATGATACTTATGGTTAGGGATTCGTATAAACATTATTTAGGTGTTAAAAAATACTATCCAAACGGATACATTAATAGAGATAAAACCAATAAATAATGTTACTTAACGCTTTTATTTTTTTAGTTTTTGCAGGTATAACCAAAGGATTTTTGGATTATTATGCCGACTCAGGAATTAAAGAGAAGGAATGGAGAAACAAATATAAGATATCCGAACACGGTGATTTGATTAAGACTGAGGATATAAAACATTGGTGGTATTTAGGTTTATATAAACCAAGATTCGCAGAAAGATTTCCATTTAGTACGACAATATTGGTGGCTTTCACAGATAGATGGCACTTGGCTCAGTTAATTATGTTAAGATTCTTCTATTTGGCGGTAGCTGTAGGTGTGAGTAATAGTATATGGTGGGAATTATTATTATCATTCGTTGTATTTCCTATGGTAATAGGGGTGTTCTTTGATTTCACCTATTGTAAACTCAAAAAGAGATGAAATTTATAATCAAAGAAAGTAAGTTTAAAGAAACTATTATTGATAACATAGACAAGAATGGTCTATTAGATACACTTACTGTTACAAATATGAGTTTTACCAAATTGTTCTCAATGATTGGTATGGATTTTCTAACCAACAAAGTAATGATTAATTTTATAGAGAAATATCATATTTTTCAAAACAATATGTATATGTTGATGTTTATAGTGGAAATAACAATTTGGGTAATTTCAAAGTACATTATGAAAATTTATCTGATGATATACTGACGGAAGTCTTTGATTTAGTTATGGAAGCATATGAGGATGGAAAATTTAACAACATATGATTCTCAACAATAAAATATTAAATAAACTTATTAACTCGGATTATATCAAAAAGATATATCCGATGATTGACCGTATTGACACAAGAGTTGTTTGGGATGGGGATGAAGAATTTCCATTTTACAATATCGAATTGAATATACATTTAAATGACCCTGATATAACAACTTTCAATATGTTTGAAAAAGGGTTTGACCCACATTATTTGATTAATGAACATATGATTTTCATACTTAAAATGGCGGGAATTAACAGAAACACCGCAACAATAGAACAAGTTTATATTAATGTATTAAGTCCTAACGGAGAAAATATATATAGGTATTAAAATTAAATAAAATGAATAATAATTTAAAAGAAGAATTACAAAGGATTAAAGAAATAATGGAGGTTTTAAATGAACAACTTCCATCAGTTCCTCAGTTATCTGATATAGGACTATCTTTACCCACGCCAGCAAGTACCTTTAGTGAACCAAGTTGTAAAGAAGAATATACGAAAGAAGAACTAGTTAAGGGTCTTGTGAAATGGTGTAAAAGTAAACCAAATTTTAATAAAGATGCCGGTAACAGAGCAGGTGTAATACACAACGATTTAATTAATGTGTCAACTTCAATGATTACTACAGGTGAACTTAAAAATACCAAAACAACAGAGTCTTTTTGTGGTGTAATTAATAATTATTATTCAAAAGGATGGGACTTTATAAAGGACATTGATAATAAAACTCTTCTTAGTTGGGATAATGTCTATGAATCAATTCCTCAAAGTATTAAAACTGACTCAAAACAACAAAAATGTAAAATAAGACGTACTAGTTTTGATGCCTGATTAAGTATAACAAAAAAGATTAATATACTGGTGTGTTTCTTCTGTGAGGGTAGATTGATACTTCATCAATATCAACATCAAACTTCTCACTAAACCAATCGGCAACAACATCCATAACCTTTGTTTCTCTAATTGATACCATGAGACGGATTGTCTCTACAATATCAGGATGGATGTGTAAGTTACCAATACCATAATGTTTGCGTGCCTCCATACCAAAGTACGCGTCATCAAATTCGCCTGAACCAAAAAAGTAATATGTGATTCCCCCATTCCCTGTATTAGGGAGTAATGCAATTCTATATGCGTCACGATTATGAGGATTTACAATTTTTTTGCCATCTGATTCTGAAAATTTCTCATCCAAATATTTGTAGATGATACTATGAAGTTGAGTTTGTGTTATTATATATCTCATATTAGGATAACGAATTTATTTTTAAATCATATTCTTTTTCTAAGTAAAGTGCCATCATGTCTATGAACGTGATAATTTTTATACTAAACATATCCCACTCATTACTAAAATATCCTCCATTAAAATAATAATTATGGAGCTCACCTTCTGAGGGAGAGCCAACTAATAACTCTCCATCAGGACCCCATAATACTTTCCATTTTTCACCGTCATAATTTCTTATCTCCAATTTTGAATTCTTAAATCTTGAATCAAAAAACGGTTTCATTAGTTTGTAAAGTTGTTCTTGGTTTAAAAGGTATTCCATAACGTATAAATATTAACCAGCACCGTAATCTGAGTAGGGGTATTTAATTTCAATACCAATTTTACCCTCAACCCATTTTGCAATTATCATTAAAGAACGAGTCAAGTTCAAAGAAAAGAATTCTGCAACTTCGGTTAGAATATCTGAACTTATATAACAATCATCACTCATGTAATAATATGCAATTTTTGCATATTGATTGTCTTTATAACTACGTTCAGATTCAAAGAAATAATGACCTCCACCATCTTCACGATGATAAAAGTCCTGAGTATTAAGATACTTAAATACTATACTATCAATTTGAGATTCGGTTATTAGATATTTCATATTAAGAGATATTAGCGTTTCTCACATCAAATACTTTATATTCGGGGAACACAACATTAAAGGCGTCTGACATTAAATATAACAAAAACACATATTGTTTCACCATTAGAATTGGATATGAAAATTCTATTAGTTCCATCATCATATGAATCAAATTGGTCAACAATGTAAGGAATAATTTTATCCTTTATCTTATTGTATTGTTCCTCATATTGAAAATCCCTCCAATCCCTTTCAAGTTCGGAGATAAGTTTAAGTTGTGATTCTGTGATTATATATTTCATGTTTTAAAAATAATATACAACGATATCTGATTGAACATCAACCGCACTATAATGTGTGCCAGTTTTACTTTCAACCCACTTAGAAATTGCGGAAATAGCATCGATATTACTCAAAGAAAAGAAAGAAACGATTTCATCCATTAATTTTCTATCAATCGTACACCAATAACTATTGAATCTAATTTGAGCGTATTCATCTTTCTCTGAATTAAGGAAATAACCGTTTATTCCATACTCCATATAAACAAAGTCCTGATTATCCAAATACTTAAAGATTAGGTTTTCAATTTGAGATTCGGTGATTAGGTATTTCATATGATTATAAATATAACGTATTTGCTAAACCCAAAAGACGTTTTAGGTGATTTTTTTATAATAAAGTCCTGATTATCGAGGTACTTAAAAACAACATTATCAAGCTTAGATTCGGTGATAAGATATTTCATATGATATAAATATTAGTTAGGAGTTCTTAAAGAAGAAACCATATCTTCAGTGACAAAGAATATGTTGGTAACCTTCATTTTTAAATTATTTTCAACCCACTTACCAATAACTTTTTTAGAATTAGATTCTCGCAGAGAAAAGAAGGAAGAAATTTCGTTAACCAATTTATAAGATATAAAACACCACTCATCATTTTCATCATATCTAATCTGAGCATATTCATCATTTTCGGAATTAACAAAAAATAAACTAACACTATCGCCGACAACAATAAAGTCCTGATTATTCAAGTACTTAAAGATTACATTATCAATTTGTGATTCGGTGATAATATATTTCATATGATATAAATACTAGTTATATCTATCTAATTATAATTTCTTTAACTCTTCTACCCAAAGTATTTTCAACCCATCTGGCAATAACATATTTAGAACCATCAAATTCCATAGAGAAGAATTCTGCAATTTCATTAATTAACTCAAAACTCATGACACACTCACCACCACTTCTATAGTATTGGATTAATCCGCCCGAAAATTCATCATTTTCTGAATTAACGAAGTAAGTTATATTATCACTATTCATTTTCTTAATAATAAAGTCCTGATTATCCAAATACATGAATATAAGGTTATCAATCTGTGATTCGGTGATAAGATATTTCATATGGTATAAATATTAATTATAATAGGGTATTCTCAACGCAAACCACTTCGTGTTGTTGCGCCATTCGGTGTTTGTGACCTTCATTTGTAGTCTATTTTCAACCCATCTACCAATAACTGGTTCAGAATCATAATGTGACATAGAAAAGAAGGTGGAAATTTCTTCAATTAATTTATAATGTACATAACACCAATTATCATTTTTATCATATTTAATTTGAGCGTATACATCATTCACTGAGTTCACGAAGTATATTTTTTCATCAAAGTTAATCTGAATAAAATCTTGGTTATCCAAATACTTAAAGATTACTTTATCAATTTGTGATTCGGTGATTAGGTATTTCATTTGATTAATATTACGTCTATTGTTATACCATAAACTTCATACGGGGGAAAACCTGTATTGGGGCTATAACCACTTGTTTTAATATCCAAATAAGTCAATATTGTTCTCCTAATCTCACGTTCAAAATTTCGTTCTTTTAATTCGTCAGGGTTATAATGGTTAGGGTTGGTTATGTATGAATCATCAATATCATAAAAATAAACATCAATTAATATCTCATCATCATATTCACTCTTTCTAACTTTAATCTTTTCAGGTGAGTATAACGATTCAATCAACTTAACAATGGCTTTAATTTTACTGTTCATATGATATAAATTACGACCATATACCACCGACGCGTTTCTGAGCCGCGGAGAGAGGTTTAATGTGAGACACCTCTACCTCTAAAGTTTTTTCAACCCATCTAGCGATAACTACTTTAGAATCAGATTTATCCATAGAAAAGAAGTCGGAAATTTGATTAATTACTTTGTCACTAAGCATACAAACTCCACTTTCTTTATTGTATACAATTATAGAGGTGACATCTCCCTCAGATTTTTTAAAGTATATTTTATTATCCTTTTTAACTTGAACTAATCCTTGACTATCCAAATACATGAATATAAAGTTATCCATTTGTGATTCTGTTATAATGTATTTCATATGATATAAATATAATGACGCAACAAAATAACCACCTTTACTTAACGGGGGGAATTTACTATAATTAAAATAAAAAATATAGATATGAATATAATCGAATCGTTGCAGTGGAGATACGCCACAAAGAAAATGAATGGGGAGAAAATCCCACAGGATAAATTAGATAGAATATTAGAGGCAACACGACTGGCCCCGAGTTCATATGGACTAACACCATATAATGTAATCGTGGTGGAGAACCAAGAACTAAAGGAACAACTTGTTTCAGCATGTTATGGTCAGACACAACTGGCAGATTCATCAGCGGTATTAGTATTTGCCACATGGGACACAATCAATGAAGAATCGGTGGACAAGTATATGAATGAAATTGCCACCCAAAGAGGAATCGGTGTAGATATGTTAGCTGACTTTAATGGTATGGTTAAAGGAACACTCTCATATATGAATGAAGAACAGAAAACAACATGGGCTCAGAAACAAACATATATAGGATTAGGTTTCGCATTAGTAACAGCGGCATTAGAAGAAGTAGATTCAACTCCAATGGAGGGATTCGTTCCAGCACAAGTAGATGAAATATTAGGTCTTAAAGAGTTAGGTCTAAAGTCATCAGTACTTCTTACATTAGGATATAGAGATTCAGACAATGATTACCTATCAGCACTTAAGAAAGTAAGATGGGATAATGAGATGTTCTTTATTAGAAAATAATATAATATACTCACTCACTACAATGGGGACTCCTAAAGGGTCCCCTTTTTCGTTCATTCGTACATTATATTATTATACCCGATTAGTTTGATATTTAATATAATATACGTATATTTGTATATATTTATAATGTAAAGGGTATAATTATGGAACAAATGATGATTTACGGACTATATTGTCCGAATACAAATAAGCCAGTATATGTTGGGCAATCAAAGGTGGGGTTATATAGACCCTTTGCACATATAAATGAGAAGTCACATAGTGATAAAGTAAACGAGTGGGTTAAGTTTCTAAAGAAGGATGGACAAAGTCCCGTATTAGTTATATTAGAACAAAACTTCCCAAACAAATATACAAATGATAAGGAGTTGTTTTGGATTAATAAGTTCATCAATGACGGGAATGTATTACTAAATCAGGCGGGAATCAAACCATACTATTTCTATCACACGCAACTAAAGAACGAGAATGAGGATGATTACCTATTAGAACTCAGGAACTTTGTGAAGACGAGGAGAAAGATGTTAAAGTTAAGTCAGAAAGAACTTGCTGAAAAGTCAGGTCTCGGACTACGATTCATTAGAGAATTCGAACAGGGGACAAAGACAAACTTCCAAACTGATTCAATATATCAACTGTGTAGAATGTTCGGACGTAATAAGATGTCAATTACATTTGTGGTAGATAATTAATAAGATAATCTCATTCCCCCCATTTTACTACGTAATCGTTCCACTCCACTATCGTTACGTTCCACTAATGGGTTCATTCGTTTATCTTATTAATTATTCCCCCATATATGAGGGACACAATGTATAGGACATATAGTAACCCATAGTGAAATAATGTGTGAGATGTATAAGATTATACTATATGGTATTATACTAATGGGTATAATTTTGGTGTGTGATTATGGTGGGAGATTACAGGTCATTAATGACAATGATTTCTCCCACAATTTACCACACATATTATTGTCCATATGTAAGGTGTCTATGTTTAAGGGGAAGTATAATGTCCCACTAAAGTGGTTTCGTTGAAGGTCTATCCTAACACACTACGTGTTCCCCCGCTGTATGGGGATTAATAGACATTTTTTGCTGGGTTTTATATATAGTAAAAAAAATAGTGTTCCTGACTACTACAGAGGGGGAAAATCCCCTTTCTTATACCCTACGTGACCATTAGTGGTGGTAAATTGTGGTAAGACATGGTGGTAAAAGGTGGGAGAAATACGTCAAAAGGGATTATCCCCATCTTAACGTTCACCTGACATTTTGACAAAATCAAGTTTTTTAACACATTTAACAATAAAAAAATGGACCTGACACTATGACAGAATTGACTTCCCCCTATTATATCTTATCATTATAACATGTACTTAAACAAGTTTTCAACAAGTGTGGAAAAAAAGGGTGAGGACTTTATTGTGAATTATGAAGACAACACTCACTACGGACATTGTATATACAGGACAATGGAACTTACGGGAAATAAGAAACCCATCCGTCAGTCAGTACTCTTAATGACTCACTGTCAGATGGGGGGAATTATTGATTCAATAAATAATCAAACTCCACTTACAGAAAAGGACCACGAAGGTCTATCCAAAGAGATTAGGGAACACTCACTACAGACTCTGACTACTTGGCTCTCAGGTCAGAAAGAAGATAACGATTAAACTTCTTCTCAACAAACCTAGCCTCAACCTCAAAGGGGTTGTCCCAATAACCATGTGTAATAAGAGCGGGGATATACTTGGTACGAACAGGTTGTAAGTAGTGAGTATATTCATGAATGAATGTGGAGGTTAAACGACCAACAGTCTTACACTCGGTAAGAGATACATGGATATGATTATTGACGGGACAATAAAAACCATAGAACCCATCATCATCTTTTCCAAAGGAGTATGTGAGACCAGAGCGTTTTCTATTGTTAACCCCCATGTTCTCATAACACCACTCAGCGCAGAACTGAAGAACTTTCTTGATTTGTTTCTTGGTTAAGGTTTCTATTGGTGTTTTGCTGTATATCATTCTTTTTCTTTTTATAGGTGAACTTATGAACTCGTGAACTTTGGATACCATAGAACATCAGCATGGTATGTAGAAGATTATTGGGGAAAAAATAGTACATATTATTATTCCTTCTTCGGGTAATGGCCGTCTTGCTATACCAACCATTCTCTGCCATTCTTTGGTACCTTGGATTATCCTCGGTGATATCCACTTCAACATTGATTCTTGCCCAAGCAATCTCCCCATCATTATGAGGGTATGACATCTCATGAATGGAGATAAACCTAAGGGTCCCTTTCATGCCATCACAGTCAAAGGGGAATAACTTCTTTCCCATTGTCTCTCTAATAATCTTGGTGAGTCGTTTGTTATCCATGACACAAATATACGGCGACTTCCCCATTGTACAAATCTACTTATCAACAATATTATTTGTTAAATCTCTTGGAGGATATTAATCTGTGCCGTACCTTTGGTTGATGCCTTTCTGTGTGGGGGAAACAATAAAGCATCATGCTAAGTTACGACCCCCAAGGTTAACTACCAAACAATTTAACACTTATAGTTATTAACAATCCTTGTATATATCCCCATTCTGACATGACATCATTAGAGACCATTTAACAACAGGGGGGACCCACTATGTCAGACTGTCATAATAGGTGGGGGTATGGGGTATATAGGGGGGTGGGTCCCTATAGTGGGGGTATCCCCCCTCCCCCTCCCCGTCATATTGTCAGTAAAAAGGGGGGACAATCCCTTTTGCAAAATATGGAAATAAAATTCTGGAAAAATTTTCTGGAAAATTTTGGTATTTATATGTAAAATAATACACTATGAAAAAAGTTATAAGATTAACGGAGTCTGATTTAACAAAACTTGTTAAGAGGATAATTAACGAAATGGATAATGATGATTTTTATTATAAGGCAAAACCTGATATGAATTATTATTATGATAAATTTGATAATGTGGGTCCATCTGATGATGAATTCGGTGACTATGATGTTGATGAGTATGGTGAAGACGAATTTGAAAGATTCATGTCAAAATATCCTTTTGGGGATAAACAGAATACTTTCCCTGATGATGAACATGGAAGAAGATATTTCAAGGGGTATTCCAAATCACATGGTGGTAAATTTCCTGTATATAAAAGAAAAGGTAAAATGTAACCCCTCCGATGATAGTATTGTCGGACTGACCCCATCTCTAATAAAGGTGGGGTTTTTTTATTTGATATATACTTATTGGTATAAACCTTGTTATAATTTAATTATGAAAAAAATACTTATATCTTTTCTTATGATTGGTTTGTTACTGAGTGTTGTGGTATGGACCACTGTGATAAAACAAAATGTGAAGGACAATGTTGTGACAAATCTTGTTGCGGTTAATTGTTTTTTGTAAACTAATTAAACCCCATTCCAAAAAGAGTGGGGTTTTTTATTTCCCCATATATTGACCCCCTATTCTAAAATGTCCCCCAATGTAGAAAAAAAATTTCTGGAAAAATTTTGACAATTTGGGTATTATCTTATATCATTAGGTAAATTAAAAAAATACATATTATGAAAAAAATTAATTATTTATTTGCGGTTGTGTTAGCAACAATGTTTTTAACGAGCTGTACTGTTTATTCAGGAACATATCAGGTTGAACTCCAAGGAGTAGAGAGTCCCGAAAATTCAGAAGAACAATTTGGTAAAACCAAAATTGTAAATCTACAAGAGGGAGGAATAACTAAATATAGTTACGAAGATAGTCTTATTAAAATTATTTGGTTACCTGAAAGAACCCAATTTAGTTTTAACCTAACTAACAAATCAAGTCACTCAATTAGGGTAATGTGGGATGAGGCGGTTTATGTTAATGTAAATGGAGAAAGTCAAAAAGTATTTCACTCAGGGGTAAAGTTTATCGATAGAAATAATTCTCAACCTCCTACTATTGTAGTTAAAGGGGCTAGTATTTCTGATGTGGTAATCCCTACCGATAATGTTTATTATGTAAAACCAAGTCAATACTCGGCAGGCGGATGGCAAGTAAGTGGGCTATTTATAACATCTTCTTTCTCGGCTGAGGAAATGGAAAAGGCGAAATCATCTTATGTTGGAAAAACTGTCAAAGTACTATTACCAATTAGGATTGAAAATACTAATAATGAATATTTGTTTTCTTTTAAAATTGAAAACTTTAAATACAATACCAAATAAATTTAATAAGACATTAACCCCCTTTCTTTTGATTGGGGGTTTTTTATTTTCTAAAAATTTTTTCGACGGTTCCCGATTCCCCCTACCCCCTTTTTTATTTCTGATATATTTATTGATATGAAATTTATTCTTACAGAGTCACAATACGCAGGATTAATGAAACTAATCAAAAAACATGAAGACGATTTAAGTTTTTTGAAAAGTAGCGTGGTCACATCAATTGAACATGATGTAACAGATTTATTAAACTCCAAGTTTCAAGGTAGATTTGGACACTATGGTTATATGCAATACCCCTCATTTTTTATTTATCCCGAAAAATTGGCGTCCGAACTTGCGAAATATAATGTAAGGGAACCATTTTTGGTTATTGAGTATCATGTAAAAAAATCCACAGGTAAAGTTGAAATTAACATCTTTTGGAATTCAAACATATATTTTGATTATAAAAAAGAAAATGGTAGATGGGAAAGACATAGACAACCCAAAAATAGTATTAAGTGGGACTATATAAATAACCCTGATGGACAAGAGGAATTCTTATCTAAATTGGAAAAGACCATTAACGGAAGAATTAGTGAAAAGGCTCAAAACAAAATTATTAATGATTTTGAAAAACTTTATTCAGGGCCATCACCTAAGTTTTTTTCCTAAATTTTTCCCTTCGGGTTGTCAATCCCCCTACCCCCTTTTTTATTTGGTCTATTTGCTTTATCTTTGCCCAAAGATTAATTAACAATATATTTATTACTATGAAACCTGAAGAAATCAACATTCCAAAAAACTACGTAGACAAAACTGACGAGACAAGGAACAAATTGATTCGAGATATGTTTCCTATTAGTGAAAAAAAGAATGAATCTAAAACAAAGAATTAAGTTAATCTTAAATGAAGCTTTAGGAATTCCCGATGATATTGATATGATTGTCAATATCTATACGGACCTTATAATTGATACCATTAAAAACGATATTGATAATGTTGACTCCAAAGAAGTTCAAATCAACGTTGAAGGGTATGAAGATGGGGAAGCATTCAAATATGATTTCAAAATAAGTCCAAAAGAGTCTTGGGAGTATCTTAAAAACTCACCACTTTTCAATATGGAAGATTGGAAGAAGTTTCCAACCTTCATTAATAAAATTAGTTTTTCTTTAATTACATTCCCTGATGGAATGTTTGAAGACCGGGGAGTTACATCCCCACAGATTGAAGCAACACATATTTTCCAACCATCAACATTTCAAGTTAAACAAGTTAAGAAATGGGGTGAAGTTTATGCTATAAGTTCATATGACTTTTCAATTAATATGAAACAGTCCGACCTTGATAATATTGAGAATATTAGAACAAAACTGAAATCAGTTATCGCTCACGAAATCTTCCACTCATATCAGTTGTATAAAAAATATAAGGGTACATCTAAAGTGGGATTTGGAAAGGAGGCCGTTATGAATTCTTTCCAACAGATTTTACAGAGTCAGTGGAACCCAGAGTGGAATAACTTTATGAGGGGGATATATTATGCTTTAAGGTTTGAACAACAAGCAAGAACCCCCCAATTATACTATGAACTCAAAGACAAAGGTATAAGTTCATATGAGGATTTTATGAGAGAACTATCAAAGACAGAATATTTTAATGAGATTAATTTTTTGAGAAACTTCTCGGCTCAAAAAATGATTGATTCCATTACAAAAATTGAAAGTTTTGAGGACCTAATTTTACAAGGGGCGAAAGGTCAAGAATTTAGAGAGAACATAGAAAATTGGAATGAATATCTTCAGATTATTGCTCGTAAGTTAAGGAATAATGGCGTTGATGTTGATAATTTCAGGGGAATAAGTAATAGAGTTAGACAAGACCCAAGAACCTTCTTTGAATATTGGGAAAAGTTTTTTGACAAAAGAGCCGAAGAAATGTTTAGAAGAGCAACAAGGATTTACGATAAGATTAAATAATTTATAACATATTTCCCTTCGGGTTGTCAATCCCCCAACCCCCTTTTTTATTCCTAGTATATTTATTGATATGAATAATATTGAACAATATAGAAAAAGGTTCTTTATGTTAATGGAGTCATCAATGGGTGATGTTAAACCATTAATCTTGGAAACCAGTTTAGATTTGAATACTGCAACCATATATTGGATGAGTTGTGGAGGTGATGAAGTTGAATTAACTCCCGATTCTAAGAAACTGTTATTACCTGGTAAGGTAATAAATAATACACAATATTATTATTTTGATTCTGAACCTAATGACGCCATTGGTGAATATAAAATTATGGAATGTCTTGGACCTGAGATTGGCAAACAAGATGATTTGTATATTGATGGGGATTCGGGTAAATTATTCTTAACTAAGAATTATTAAGAGGTATGGACTACATTGTAAATTACTCACAACTTGCGGCATGCATTCGTAGAAGGTTTTCTATTGAAGACATAAATCAGATTATACGTTCAGTTAAGGAACAGATTGAAGATGGTGAGAGTGTGGACACGGCGGTGTATGATACAATCAGACATTATATCGCATTAAAACGACCTACCCGTATTAATGACGAGGGAACCGAACAACAATATTGGGATTCTTATATCAAATATGAAATCCCCCTTGTTGAATTTGTTAAACATGTTTTGGAATTAAAATAATTCCTAAAATTTTTCCCTTCGGGTTATCAATCCCCCTACCCCCTTTTTTTAAAAGGGTTCCCCATTGTTGAAAAAAAATTTCTGGAAAAAATTTTGGGGAATTGGGACTTTGTGGTATCTTTGTCAAAAATTAATCACAATGAGTAAAGTTACAATGGAAATCGGACAACGTTTAATTATTGAGAAGTATGTGCAAGATGCTTATGACAGATTGAAAAATGTTCCAAACCCCAAAATGACAGATAGTCTTCATAAATTCATATGTGATTGTGTGGGACATCTTCCGGCAACCTATGGTCCTAAGATTCAGAATAAAATTATTCGTGAACTTAAAGCCATTGTTGTATCAAGTGATAAGGAACGAGGTGACTTTAGAAAGAATGTCACATTCTTTGAGGTTAAATGTTCATTCCTTTCAAAGGGGGTTAGCTATTCAATTACCAATATTCGAAATTGGCATAACTTTGACTATTATGTTCTTTGTTTTATTGATGTTACCAATAACTTTACTCCAAACTTCTATGTTATCAAAAAGGATGATATCAATAACTTCAAACTAAGGGGGATGAACGGTACTGCCGAATCTAATACCGTTAATCAGAATGTTGGTATGCGTACCGCCATTCAAGTTGATTCCCCTGATATGGAACTTTTGAAAAGTTTGAATCTTTTGAAGGACAATAGTTTTGAATCTTTATATGAGTTTGTTGATTCATTCAAGATGAAAAAGACAAAACCTAATGGATTTAAATTTAAATTCAATGGACAGAATTTTGATAGTGATAATGTTACCGAGAACTACATTAATTTCTTGAAATATTTTTTGTATATTAATCAGGGTTCCAATTCTTTGGGTATTCAAAACATTCAACGTTCTTTGGGTAAGTTCTTTTCTTTCAATGTTAAAAATCTTTCAAGTTGTACAAGAAAGAAAAAACAATATGTTAAGATTATGGATACGTTCTATGTTTCAACATACACATCAACCCAAAAGAAAATTGGTCATATTCAGAAAATATGTGACTCTTATCCATATGAACTTAACTTTGAATTCTATGGTTAATTTGCTATCCCCCATTTCTTATTGTAGAGTGGGGGATTTTTTTCTATAAATTTTTTTCGACGGTTTCCGATTCCCCCTACCCCCTTTTTTATTTATAGTATATTTATTTATATGTCTAAAAGATTTGTAATTAGTGAAAACGAAATCCGAGAAATCAGGTCAATGTACGGATTATTAAATGAACAAGAAAGAGTTATAAATGCGTCTACATCTCCTGAAAAAATGTCCAACTTTCCTGGAAATCAAAAATTTGGTTTGAGAGGGGATAAAACTAAAGAAAATTTTTATTTCAAGTCAACATTAAAAAATTTAATATTTGCCAGTACTGGTGATGCAACAAATTATCTCTCAAGTTTCACTCCTACAAATGATGCTAAACAATATGTTGACTACATAAAAATTGGGGATAATGAATTAACAAATCAAGGAAGTATTAGTTTTGATTTGAGAACTTTACCTTCCTCAACTGAAGTTATTGCGACTCACAATGGTTTATTGTTATTGAGAAGAATGATGAATGAATTGGGAGGACAAAAAAATGGAAAAGTAACTTTGAGTATGAGTTCGGAGGTTAGAGAGTCGGGGCAAAAAAACTATACAATATCAGGTTTATCTTCCTCAATAATTGCCGGATTCAATGGGTTATCATCTGTTTTGGGAGTTTTGATTGTTCCCCAACAAGAAAGAGAGAAAATAAGTGATGGATACGCTGTCCAATATTTTAAAGATAAAAGTGACGATGAACTTAAAAGTATGGCCCTAAAATTTATGAAAAACATAACATCTTACTATTTTTTGGCAAAACAAGATGTTCCCCAAATAGATACAATAATTACTGATAAACAATTTACAACTGCTGCTGACACAAGTGCATTTGAAACTTATTATGGTAATGGACTAACCAGAGATAATTTATCTGTTTTAAATTCATCTTGGAAAAAATTACAAGACGAGTTAAAAAGTATTATGATATCCAACATGAAATTGTATTACCCTGAGGATTTCCAAGGGTTAGCCGAGAAAGCGGCTGAGATGGTTAAATCAGCATATTCTACAGATAAGTTTAATGAAAATTACAGTAGATTATTCAAACAAAGTGAACTTGGTAGATTATCTCCAATCCAACAAGGTACAAAAACCCAATCTTCCACTTCTTATCAATTAGGAAAGTAATTTTATTTATAAACTTTTACCGTCTTAACGTTAAACCAAGTCGAAGTTTCAGGTGCGACATAACTTTTTCCATCAATAATAATGAATTCGTTTTCATAGATTACGGTGGTGTCGCCCTGAGAAAAAACAAGTTCTTTATAAACCGTGAGAGCTGGCTCCTCAACATATGAAGTATCAGTATAAACTGTAATTACCCTGTCACTATCGGAATCCTTGACTGACAATTGGGTTGTCTTACAAGAAAACAAGTATAGAGAAATAAAAGAGAATACGATTATTTTTTTCATGTGGTTTATTATTT